TGCGCTCGTGTTCTCGCTGGCGGCCAAGATGGTCGCCATGTCCCCGGAACTGTCAACCCTCGTGCGCGTTGTCCCGTCCGGCAAGCGCCTGGTTGCCACGAATGGATCGGAGTTCCGCGCACTCGCTGCCGACGGCGCTCGCGCGCAGGGCCTTAGCCCCGCACTAATCATCCTCGATGAAGCAGGCCAGATCGTCGGGCCTACGAATCCGTTCGTGGAAGCGCTCTCGACAAGCCAGGGCGCGCACGAGAGTCCGCTTATGATCGTCATCAGCACGCAGGCGGCATCGGATGCCGATTACCTCAGTCTCATGATCGACTCATCCAAGGATGACCCGCATTGCGTCTGCCACGTCCACGCGGCGGATGACGGGTGCGACCTGCTGGACGAGGCGCAGTGGGAGAAGTCCAACCCGGCCTTGAATTACTTCCGCTCGCGTAAAGACCTGGAAGAACAGCTGAAGCGCGCGCAACGCATCCCCGCCAACGAATCCTCTGCGCGGAACTTGTTGCTCAACCAGCGCATCACCCAGCGCAACTTGTGGATACCGCCGTCGCTATGGAAGGAAAACGACCGCCCTGTCGATGACCGCCTGTTTGAAACCATGCCCGTCCACGCCGGCCTCGACCTGTCGATGCGGAACGACCTTACGGCGCTGGTGTTGTCCGTGCGCGGCGCGGATGGCACCGTCCACCAGCGCGCGCACGTATTCGCGCCCGAGGTTGGGATGCGCGACCGCGCGCTGCGCGACCGGGCCGACTATGAAGCGTGGGCGCGCGATGGCCGGCTCATCGCGGTGCCCGGCAAGACCATCGACTACGATTGGGTCGCGGCCTACATGCGCGAGGTCACCCGCGACATGTTCCTTGCCAGCATCCAGTTCGACCGCTGGGGCATCAGCCACTTCCAGCACGCGGCTGTCGGCGCATCGCTCGAACCTGCCAGCTGGATTCCGGTTGGGCAGGGCTACAAGGATTTCTCGCCGCGCATGAAGGCCTACGAAACCGCCCTGCTGAAAGGCAGGATCGCCCACGGCAACCACCCGCTGTTGAACATGGCGGTATCGAACGCGATTGCGGTTTTCGACCCGGCCAACAACCTGAAACTGGACAAGGCGCAGTCCGTCCTGCGTATCGACCCGCTGGTGGCGGCGGTCATGTCGGCGTTCCCGTGCCTGGAGGAAGCGACCCCGGTATTTGACATTGCTGGGATGATCGGCTAGAAGGCGCTACAATTACGACTACCCACGCGACCGGAGGTATTATGGAGTGCCGGAAAATCCTCCATGCCTCGGTTGAAAAGGCGGCAGCCCCCGACTTTGACGCAAGGTTCATCCTCTCGGCGTCAACGCCTGATCGGGTCAACGACACGATTGATCCCGCCGCCTACGACAAGGCGGCCAAGTCCAGCGAAAAGCTCGTTGCCCTGTTCAACCACGATCCCGACCGCCCGGTCGGGTACTGGACGAAGCTGGCCCGGGCAGGCGACACCCTGACCGGGTACATCAAGTTTGCCTCCACCAACCTTGGCAAGATGCTGAAACAACTGCTTGCTGACGGCGTGCCGCTTGGCGCAAGCATCGGGTTCATGGGCAAGGGCGAGCGGAACCAGTTCGGCGGGCTGCACTTCAAGGAAATCACCATCCTCGAAACCAGCATCGTGTCGTCGCCCGCGCATCCGCGCGCCGTCGAGATCGCCAAATCGTTCAACATTCCGCTTGCGGAGGTCAAAGCGCCGCAGGGAGAAACCGCCGTGTCCGGCGCACTGCTGCGCGCAAGGCGCGCGATCATCCACGCGAAACGAATCACCAAGGATCAATGACATGGCTACCATTTCCGAAAAGATCACCGCCGCCAAGGCGGAACTGGTCACCTTGAAGGACACCCTGCTCGAAAACACCAAGATGCTCGAAGCCGACCCGGACTCCGACGAGGCGCTCGCACTGGTGGACGAATTGACCCAGCGGGTCGAGAAGGCGACCAAGACCCTTGAATCGCTGACCCGCGCCGAATCCGCGCTGGCCGAGCGCGCCGCCTCCGCCGCGCCCGCCGCGCCCGCCGTGATCCACTCCACCGGCCCGTCGAAGGACGCCGAGGAACTTTGGGCCAAGCAGGCTACCTGCGCCTTCATCGCCCACGTGCAGCGCAAGTCCGTCGAACAGGTCATGGCCGAACGCTACCCGACCAACAAGGCGCTGAATGCGGTTGTCACCAAGAGCATCGTTGGCGGCGCGACCACCTTCACGCCCGGCTGGGCGCAGGAACTGGTCATGTCCGACACGCGCGGCTTCATCAACCTGCTTTCCAACACCAGCGTCGCCGCCGCGATTGCCAATCGCTCAATGATGCTCAGCTTCGACGGGTACGACACCATCAAGATTCCGCGTCGGAATGCCAAGACCGGCGGGAACAACTTCCGTGGTGCCTTCGTCGGTGAAGGCGGCGCAATCCCGCTGGGCCGCGTGTCGATTGGCAGCGAAACCCTCGCCCGCTACAAGATCGGCGTGATCGGCAAGTTCACCCGCGAACTGGCGGAACGCTCGACGCCCTCCATCGAGGCCGTGATCCGCCAAGCCATGCTGGACGACACCAGCGAACTGCTCGACGGCGCGTTCCTCGACGCCAACGCGGCGGTCGCGGGCATTCGCCCTGCCGGCCTGTTGAATGGCGTGACCGTCGGCGCCGGCACCGCGGGCGGCGGCATCGACGCCGTGATCGCGGACATGAAGGCGATGATGAACAGCATCGTGGCTGCGAACCTCGGCACCCGCCTGGTGCTTTTGGTCAACACCCAGGATGCGTTCTCGGTGTCGCTCATGCAGACCCTTGTCGGGGACTTCATGTTCAAAGACGAAATCGCCGCCGCGCGCCTGCTCGGCGTGGAAGTGGTTCGTTCGCTGAATGTCCCGAAGGGCACCGCGATCCTGCTGGATGCGGCGACCGTCGCCACCGCCTTCGACGCTGCCAGCTTCGACGTGTCGGACGTGGCGACCATCGTGGAGGTCAACGCCGACGGCACTGCGCCGACGATGGCGGCCACTGCCGCAAACTCCGCCATTGGCGCGGTGAAGACTGCGGAACAGGTGCCGCAGAACTCCGGCATCTGGGTGGGTGGCTCGACCGGTGCCGCGGCTGGTGCGGCATATCCGCCGGTTAGTTCGCTGTTCCAGACCTACAGCGTTGCCGTCCGCATGGTGTTGCCCGCGACCTGGGGCAAGATTCAGGCCGGTGGCGTCGCTGCGGTCGACACCTTGACCTGGTAAGCAACAAGCCGCCCGCCGGCAGGTAATGGCGGGCGGCCTTTCCAAATCCACCAAGAGGTTTGGCCAATGCGATACCTTGAACTTTACCGCAAGCCCGGGTTTGGCCGCCGCATCCGTGTCGTGGCCTCGGTTACCGGGCTTGGCAAGATTTTTGGCAACCTGTACACAGCCGTGCCGGAGTGGTGGCATAGCCCGCCAGCCCCGCCGCCGCCCGCGCCGCCGCCTGCGAAAAAGCCCCCCAGGATCGAGCCGGTCGACGATGGCAACTAACGGATGCCTCCTGCTGGAAACGCACCTCGGCAGGCTCCGTGTCGTGGATCGCGCTACCATTGACGACATGCTGCATCGCAAGATTGCAGTCAATGTCCGGGGTAACCTGTACCAGGTGCTTCCGCCACAACAACCAGAAGTAGTGGAAGACGCCCCGCCTCCCATTGTCCGCCGTCGCGGACGCCCGCCAAAGAATCGCAACGTGGAGTAACCCGCCGTGGCATCCCGAATCATCAAGTCGCTGTTCGGGATGTTTGGCCGCCACGCCGGCGAGGGCGAGTACCAGCCCGCCTACGGACGCGATCTGCTGCTGCACCCGCTCGATGGCACCGGCTGGCACCGCGCGCTGACCACGGCCACGCGCAATGGCGTTGCGGCCAACCTTTCGGCCACGGCGAAGTACGTCAACGCGCTGGTGTCGATGCCGCAGTACCACTACACAGTGCTGGAAAACGGCTCCGTTGAACACGTCAAGTCCAGCGCCTTCCTGCGCTTCCTTCGCCGCCCGACCCGTTGGCAGACGATTGCCGAATGGCTGGCCGAAGGCGAATGGATGCTCATGGAAACGGGCAACGCGGTCGGCTACATCACGCGCAACGACCGCACCGAAATCACCCACATCACATGGGCGTCGCATTGGGCGCATCACATCGACCCGGCCAGCGGGGCGCTGTTCTACAGCCTGGCCCTGCCCGCGCATCACGGGCAATGGAAGCAGGAAACCCTCGTCCCCGCCCGCGACGTGCTGCACCTGCGAATCAATGTCGACGGCAAGCGCGACCCGATCATGGGGCGCAGTCCGCTGCAATGGTGCGCGTCTGCGATGGCGACGAACCAGACCCTTTCCGCGTTCCTGCTGTCCTACCTCAACAACCGGGCCAGCCCGTCCTACGTGCTGTCCACGGACATGCAGTTGTCACCAACCCAAATGGATCAACTGCGCGAAGCGTGGAACAAGCAAAGCGCCAGCATTGCATCAGGTGGCACCCCGATCCTCGGCGGTGGCCTGAAACCGCACGCAATGGGCGTGGCCCCCGGCGATACCCTGCTCATCGACACCTTCAACCTCTCGGTCGAGGACATCGCCCGCGCATTCAACCTGCCGAAGTCCCTGCTTGGCATCGACGAAACCGCCAGCAACGCGGAAAACACCATCCGCGAATGGATGGCGCTTGGGCTGGGTGCGCACGTCGAAATGTGGGAGCAAGCGCTTGAACGCGCATTCGAGTTCGGGACGAACGAGTTCATCGAGTTCGACACCGAAACCCTGCTCAGGCTGGAACCGCAAGCGGAAGCAACGCGGCTCAAGGAACTCGTGGTCGGCGGCATCATGTCCATCGACCAGGCCCGCTCCGCCTTGCGCCTGCCACATGTCGATGGCGGGCACGGGGCCATGCCGACGCAACAGCAGCAACAGATCCCCATCGACCTGCTGCACGAACTCCACGTGGCGGAAATCGACGCGAAGACGCGTGCTGCCGTCGTCTCACAACAAGCGCCGCCAACACCGACGCCGACGCCAGAAGGGCCAGACCCTGAAGTGTCGAAGGCATTGGTCTTCAGCCTATTGCAAAGGAAGCGACTTGAACACGAACGCGATTGAACCTTTGGTCGATGCCATTGTCACGCTTGAAAAGCGTGTCAATTCGCTTCGTGCCAACCACGGGAAGGACGGGCTTGACGGCGCACCCGGACGCGATGGCGCGGACGCCGATCCAGAAGCCGTCGCGGCGATCATCGTCGCCAAGCACGCAGATGCCCTGCGTGGCGAGCGAGGCCATGACGCCGACCCCGAGGCTGTCGCGGCAATCCTTGCTTCCAGCCATGCCAACGCCCTTCGCGGCGAACAAGGGCAGGCTGGCCGTGACGCCGACCCTGAAGCCGTCGCGGAAATCCTCGTTGCCAAGCACGCCAACGCCCTGCGCGGCGAGCGAGGCCATGACGCCGACCCGGCTGCCGTGGCCGCCATCCTTGCCACTCAGTACGCGGAAACGCTGCGCGGCGAGCAAGGGGCTAGTGTTGACCCCGTTGACGTGGCCCTCGTGCTGGCAACCCGGCACACCGACATGCTGCGCGGCGAGGATGGCGCGGATGGCAAGGATGCAAACATCGACGATGCCGTCAACATCGCGTTTGAAAAGGTCATGCAACGGATGGAGTTCGGCAAGGCGCTTGAGGACGAACTCATTCTTAGGAAGGCGAGGGCACTGTCGTGAGTGACATCATCAAGCAGCTTTCGCCACTGATCGATGCCGTCGTCAACGCGGACATCCGCATCGACGCGCTCGAAGCCATCGAGCGCACCAACGATTCGAGCCTGTTGCGTGATGCGCAACAGTACGAATCTGGCAATGTCTATCGCAAGGGCGATGTTGTACAGGCCCACATCGGCCAGTTCTTCACCGCCCTACGCGACACCGCCGACGGCCTTGGCTCGGCGGCATGGAAGCGCATCGGCACGTCCGGGTTCCGCTTCGCTGGCGTGAAGCCGGAACATTATGAAATTGGCGACCTGTACATCGACGATGGCAGCCTGTTCCTCGTTCTGGAAAATGGCGTCAAGGGCAAGATGATCGTCCAGCGCGGACGCGCCGGGGCCACGATCAAATCCGCACTGGTCGATGATGACGGCCTTCAGATCACCATGACGGACGGGCGCGTCGTACATGCGCCAGCGCCGTTCTTCGAGTCCTACGCCAAGACGCTCGCCAGCATCGCGGACGAGGCCAGGAATGCGTCCATCGAGGCCATGACGGCGAATGAACTGATCGCCGTCCATGCGGAACAGATCAATGTTCTGCAAAAAGCCGTCATGCAACTTGAAGTCACCAATGACCCGGAAGCCTCGCTCGGCAGCGTGCCAATCCGCGCCTATCGCGGGCTGTTCGACCTCGAAGGCTCATACCGCGTCGGTGACATTGCCAAGGTCGGGCGCAACATGTGGCTCGCCATCAAGACGCCCATCAAGGGAACGATTGGCGAGCCGGAATGGGTGCGCTTCGGCGGCAGCTCCGGCGGCTCTTCCGGCAGTCGCCCAAAAGCCATGTCGCCGTTCCACGTCGTTGCCTCGCAAGCACAAATCCCGACCACTGGCGCTGGCGATGGCGATACGTATTTCACGTTCAGCGACCGCATCCTGCACATCTGGAACGCACAGACCGGCGCATGGACGACCGTCTCGGCCACCGCGCAAGTCCTCCCGAACGAACTGCAAGCCACCGCAGGCACCTATGCGCCCGGCGCAATGCGCTATGCGGAAGACACCCGCACCTTGTGGGTCGCCGATTCCACCGGCGTCATGCACCGCACCACCCAGCGCGTTGTCGTCGTCGACGACGATGCGGCAAAGGCCGCGCTGTCCACAGCGTCGTATACCGAAGGGCAACTGCTGGCCCAGCGCGACAACAACCACCTGTATCGACTCGATGACACGGGTCGCTGGGAGATCGTGTCCGGCACGCTGAGCGTTGCCGATGCCGCCGAACGCAATGCCATCGACACCCGCACGATCAAGGAAGGCCAACTCTGCTACCAAGCCGACACCGGCATGCTTTGGGTGCTGCACCAGAATGCGTGGATCGCCGCTGGCGGCGGCGGCGGCGGCACCAACGTCGTCAATGACCTCGCCGACCTACTCGCCGCCTCCGCGCCCGCAGGTGCAGGCCAGCCGCCTACGCCCGCAGGGCCAGCCACCGAAGGCGACCTGTACGTCCGCCGCGACAACAACGCCGTCTACATCCGCAACGGCCAGCAGGCCACCGGCACCATCACCGACTGGACGCTGGTCGGCAGCGGCACGCTGTTGCGCGTGGCCGATGAAGCCGCGCTCAACGCCCTTCCTGACGCCGGGCTGGCTGCTGGACAACTTGTCTACGTGGATGACCTCGATGGGCTTGGCACGTTCGGCCTGCTGCGGCGCAATGCCAACGCCCGCCAGAACACCATCGCAGACTTCGATCAAATCCTCCCGCAGACTGCCGCACACCCGCTTGTGCTGGTGGATCGCTCCGCCGACCTGCCCATCGCGCCGTCGCCGGATGTGACCTACATCATCCGCCACGACAACGCCGGCAACCCGCTTGGCCGCGCCTACGTGTGGGACGCTAACGGCGGCCCGCTGGTCGGTGGACAACCGTCGCAGCCGCCGCTGACCGGCATCCCGCCCGGCTACCTCATGTCGCAGTCGTTCACCATGACCACGCAGGCGAATGGCAACATCCAGATCGCCTTCGACATGCAGGGCGCTCAATTGCAGGCGGATGTGCAACTGCGCATCGTCCTGCAAGAGCCAGCCGCGAACGTCGAGTTCACCATCCCACTGCTGGCAGGAAGCCCGATTGCCGCCGTCCAGACGGCGATCACGCAAGCGCTGTCCGCACATGCCAATGGCTATACCGTCGTATCGCCGCAGGCGGGCATCATCGAAATCGACAACGCGGCGGGGCACGGCCATGCCACGAACGTCGATGCCGTCATCATCGAGGCCACCGGCGCAGGCGCAGAACCGCCAGGCTTCATCCCCGCCATTCCGGCAACGCCTGCTGGCGAGTGGATTCAGGCCGACCAGCGCACCTATGTCAAAGCCGCTGTCGCCGCGCAGGATGAAACCCTCCCACTGCGCATTGGCGACCTGCAAGTCACCACCGAGTCCAACCACGCGGAACTGAAGGTGTGGGACGGCGCGGCATGGCAGACGGTACTGACCGAGGATGAAATCAAGACATGGATTGCCTCCGGCAGCCTGTTCCGTGGCACGGTCAACATCGTGCCGCAGGCCGGCTCTGACGGACTCGCCAACCTCCCCGTCCCAGACGCCAGCAACCGTGGTTCCTACTGGACATGGGTCGGCCCGCCCAACTATGTCGTGCATGGCGGCCTGACCGACTCTGCGGCCAATGCGATCACCATCACCGTCGCGCCCGCGCCACCGCTGGCGGCAGACGCGCCTGCGACCGTCACGGTCGCCATTGCCGGCGCGACCGCAGGCACCGCACGCGACCTGACCCTGCACATTTCGCTGGGCACTACTCCCCACGCGTTCACCCTCCAAATCCTCGCCGCCGATGATGCCGCCGCCGTCGCTGGCAAGATCGCCACCGCGGTCAACGGCCAATACGGACTTACCGCCGTGGCCGCGGCCAATGCGGTCACGATCACGCCGCCCGCTGGCGGTGACATCGCGGCGGTTTCGATGGTGCCGGATGGACAGACCCCGGGCATCGGCGTCGATCTGGCCGGCGAACTGCTGCAAGTCAACGACTGGGTACAGAGCAACGGCACGAACTGGACGCATATCTCGTCCGACCTGCTGTCCAAGCTCCGCGCAGACAGAATCTTTGGCCTGCTGCCGTGGCAAAACGGGTCATGGGAACAAGGCTCGCTGGTTTGGTACAACCAGCACATCTACCGCGCTCGCTCTGCCGTCCAGTCCGGCGACGCCGCGCCCTCCACGCCAACCCAGCCGGTCACGATCTCCGGCTCGCGCCTCGTCGGCACGCTGGCAACCATTGCCGACGTTGAATCGTGGATGCGGTCGAACCCCGCGACGCAAGGCAATGCCGGCGACTGGATCATCTCGACCTCCGCCGGCAACATCGCCACGCCTGGAGGCGCAACCCTGACCGTCGCGGCGGGCGATGCGGTATTGAATACCGGCGACGCCAGCTATGGCACCGGCGGCTGGGCCAACGTCGGCCAAGTCGTCCTGCCGCCCGTGGTCGCGGCCCATGCCGTCCAGCCCGTGCTGGACATCGGCCCGATCTCGACCCAGAACAGCATGAACACCCTGCCGGCACCGTCTGCCGCGAACGCCGGCACATGGGCCGCACTCGGTGCGGCGGTCAATGCGCCCATCGCCGCAGGCGGCGCTCCGCTGCCCGCAGGCTCGACGATCATGGTGCTGGAAGACGCCAGCCAAGGCACGGGCGGCTACAGCATCGTGCGGGCCACCGGCGGCGTTGCCATCGTCCAGAACCCGTCGTCGCTCGGTAACCCCACCTATCCCGGCACGACCGCGACCATCGGCGGCGGTGCCAACCTTGCGCAAGTCATCAATAGCGCCCTGCCCGGTGTCGGTCGCTGGTGGGCAGTCACCACCGGCCAGCTGACCGCCGCCATGATGGATCAGGCCGCGCCCGGTTGGCGCACGGCACCGAACGCCGGCAACATCGCATCCCTGCTTCCATTGAACCTAATGGACGCACTGGTGCTTGCCGACCTCAACGGGCCGGTCTGGGTCAAGGTGCCGAACGGCTCGAACATCGCATCGCCTGCCACCTTCGTCGGCGCAGGCGGCACCAACCACCAGATCAATAGCGTCGTCGCCCCGACACCGCCCGCCGCCGTGCAGGTGGCCGACCGCCAGCCGCCTCCGGCAACGGCTCCGTCCTACACCTTCACGCCGGTCGCAGGCGGAACGAAGTGGGATGAAGTCGAACTTGAGTCGGGCATCATCTCGGTCAACGACGACACCGAACTGCCGCGCACGCCGCCCGATGAGGCGACGCTGATTTTCGTGGCCCGCTCGCAACGCATGAACGGCAACCCGGCCATCTACCGCTGGGATCAGCCGACCGGCGACTACATCGACATCGTGGCGCGCGCTGAGCATCCCATTGCGATCTACGCCGACGTGGCGACGATGCAGGCGTCTGCCCCGAACTTGCCTTATGCCATCGGCTTCGCCATCCGCGAAGGCATGTGGGGCCGCTGGACAGGCCCGGTGCAGGCCGGAAGCCGTGGCGTTTGGTCGGTCGATGAATACTGGTCGGTCATTCGCGGCAACATGGCGTGGCAGGCCCGCGCCTACCAGCTCAACGCCATCGTCTACTGGGGCGCGACCAATAGCTTCTATCGCGCGACGCAGGCGGTGCCCGACACGATCCCGAACCCTGCCGACCCCGCCTCCGCCGCGTACTGGCAACAGATCGGCGGCGGCGGCAACGGCACATCGACGCGCACGTTCTTCGGCGCTGGCGACTTTTCGGCGGCCAGCATCGACCAGGCCCATAACTGGGGCATGCCGACTGGGACATTCCCGAGCGGCATCCAACCGCAGAACGGCGATGCGTACTTCGACCAGCTGACCGGCACGATTTCCGAGTTCATGGTTGTCACGAACCCGCCGGCCAACCATATCAGCGGCACGTTCACCAAGGCGACCGCGACCAAGATCGGTGACCTGTCGATTGGACAGGTTGCAGGGCGCGTTAACCTGCTCACGTTCAACGAAGACGGCTCCGCGCAGCCAATCAATAGCTACTACGAGGTCAATGTCCCCGCCGCAACGACCGTCCATAGCTTTTCCAGCGGCTTTAACTACCTGGAGTGGAACACGCCGCTTCTGTACGGCGCTGGACTCACGTCTGGCACGCTCGGATTCACCATCAAGTTGACCGAACCCGGTGGATCGTCCATCCCGGTAGGGGCCATCATCGGCCAAGGCGAAGGGATCGCCGGTCGCTATTGGGCGGAAAACACGCTGTTCGTGTACACGAACATCCCGTGGATGAATGGGCGTGACGGCAATGGCCGCGAAGTCATCGACGGATGGCTGGTGCTGCCCAACGGCAAAGCCGGCAACCCCGGCGGCCATCCGTTCGCGCCCATTGCCCGTCCCACGTCAGGCCACCTGCTGGGCATCGACTTCACCTCCGGCACGAAGCTCGTCGTCTGGACTGGCGACAACACCGCAGACCACGGCGGCTGGGTGGTCATCGATGACCATGCCAGCTTCAACTGGCAACTCGGCACGCCCAACGCACGCCCGCAGCCGGACACGATCACGGTATCGACGCGGTACGGTTGGAGCCGCAATTTCACGGTGCGCCTCGCCGGCTCGCTTGTCACCGGCAACTCCATCGTGCTGTTGCAGAACATCACGGATGACACGCAGATTCTGCGCGTCGAAATCCGCGACATACAGTCTGGCGGGTCGGCCTACGAGTTCGACGCGCTCATCACGGCTGGGCAAACGCCGCTGCTGTCACCGATCGCCGCCATTGCGACGCCAAGCGCGTTCATGTCAAAGATCGGCATCCGCCGCGTGGCACCGAACAACAACGAGATCTGGGCGGAAATCACCTCCGGCGGTTCCGGCAAGACGCTTGAAATCAATGTCTCGTCGCATGATGAGCACCTGCGCCCGATCACGGCGGTGCAGAACAGCGGGCAGTTCACCACGCCATCCGGCCTGTCGATCAATGCCACCAAGAACTACCCGGATACCGTTGAACTCTCGAACACGCTGGTCGCCACCTCGACCAGCGCGGACATCCAAGTGCCGCAACAGTTTACCCGGTCGTCCGTCGTCAAGAATGCGGCCGAAACGAGCTTCACGCTCGGCATCAAGCCGAAGCGCTACCTGCGCGCCAAGTTCCTCGCGCGCAAGGCCGCCGGCACGAGCAACCAGCAGTCGCAGTTCATCATGCAGCGCAGCGGTGCATGGCAGAACTGGGCCGAAGCCGGGCGCGACATCCTGGTGGACATCACGAACCTGTCCGCCAACGGTTCCGTCACGCTTGTCACCGACGGCTCGTGGGCGGATGACTCGACCGGCCTTGACGTGAACGTCAACCCGAAGCCGGAAACCCTCATCACCACCACGGTCGAGATCACGCTGTTCAAGGAACACTCGGTCATCGAAACCGAATGCCTGTTCACGGACGCGACAAACTCCAATATCCGTCGGGTAAGGACGCGGTTCTACGCGCCTAGCAACTGGTCTGACACGATCAACCTTGTTGGGTTCAAGTGCGCCTCCCAAAACCATAGTTTCATCGAAGCCTACATCTCATGGGAATGAAGTCCCGCCATCCTGCCTGCCGCACGACCTGACCGGAGAACGAACGTGACCACGAAATATCCCGCCGCGCTGGACACCACGGCAGACCTCGGGAAGCCGAACGGCAGCGACCCGCTTAACGCGCCAGACCACGCGGGCATCCACAACAACATCACCGATGCCATCATCGCAGTGCAGACCGCCTTGGGCCAGAATCTGGATGGCATCAAAGCCATGCTGCCATCGCCGCCTGCAACGGGATGGACGGCGGCGGCATATCCGCAAGGTAGCGTCGTGTCCTACAACGGCAGCACTTGGGTCGCCACGTCCGCCGCGACCGCAGGCGACGTGCCCGGCGTGGCGGCCTTGTGGAAGTCCATCTCGAACGAAGCCATCAGCACGGAACTGGCGACGCTGGCCGCCTACGTGAACAAGCTCGCGGTCGGTGACACGGCCAGCGTGCCGGCATGGACGGCAGCCGCGTACAACGCGGGCGATGTCGTCGTGCACGACAATGCGTTCTGGACGGCGACCAGCGCGGCAACCGCAGGCGATGTGCCGGGCGTGGCGGCGCAATGGGCCAGCATCAGCAACCTTGGTCTGCAAGCGGCCCTGTCAAGCGCGGTATCCAGCCTCCTCAACGGCGGCAACGCCATCGCGCCGTGGGCCGCAGGGCCCTATCCGGCCGGCAGCGTCGTCGCCCATCTTGGCAAGTTCTGGTATGCCTCAAACCCGGTCATCCTGACTGACGTTCCCGGCACCAGCACGGAATGGCGTGAATTGACGCTCGTCAACGCGTCGGCATCGCAAGGCGTCACCAACGAGCGTGACGGTGCGATCATCAAGTTCTGGCGTGGAACCGCCGCGCAGTACGCGGCCATCGTCGCGCCAGCAGCAGACACCGAATACATCATCACCCCGTGAGCGCACCAGCATGATCCGAGTCGGAAAGAAAAAGCCAAGGAACCTCGTCGGCGCGACCAGTATCATGGTCGGCGCGGTGCAGGCGTGGCCGGAACTTTGGGTGCCAGCCAACCTGTTCAATGGCGCGCAGCATGGCTACATCTGGGACATGGCGATCACCAGCACCCGTTTCCAAGACGCAGCTGGCGCAACGCCAGCCGTCTCCGGCGACCCGGTTGGCAGGCTCAAGGATTCGCGCGGCAGCGGCGTCGATGCGCAGCAGCCAACCGCAGGCAAGCGCCCCACGATCCCGGCGGGCAAGATGGTGCTGCGCGGCGACTTCGCCAACGACGAACTCCCGGTGACCCTGCCCGGGTTCACCGGCTACATGTGGGTCGGCACGCCATACGGCGTTTACGTTGGCGAGCTTCGCAACGCGCGTGATGTTCTCTTGCCGCTTGGCGACACGAACATCGTCGTCGCGCGAGACTCCAACCTTGACCCGGTGGAAGTCCTGTACTTTGAGGACTACTCCAGCAGCAACCTGGAGTTTGCCTCGTGGATGATGGGCGGCACCAGCTTCACGTCCGACACGAAGTCAAGCGTCACGTTCATTGGCGCGAACGGTGAAAGCTATGTGTCCAAGTTCAACGACGGCACCATCGACCTTGCGTCCTACGGCCTGACCGCGCCGGTTGCCGTCGTCGTTGAACGTCCGTTCGACGCGAACAAGATCGACGTGAGCGGCAATGACATGGAAGGCATCATCCCGTCACTGGCATTCGTGAACCAGCAGGTGACGGAAATCAACCTGTCCGGCAACCACTTCACCGGCAACCTTCCAGACCTGTCCGTCTTGCAGAACCTCCACAAGTTCGTCGCCAACAACAACAAGATCACTGGCGACCTGCCGCCGATGCCGGCGAGTCTCGAAATCCTGCGAGCGCACAACAACATGCTGTCCGTCTACAGCGGCGGTATCGGCACCGGCCTGCGCGACATCGACCTGTCGAACAACGCTTTCGACTCATGCGCCATCGACGACATCCTTGCCGACCTCGTGGCGGCTGGCGGGCAAAACGGGACTGTCACCATCGACGGCGCTGGCAATGGGCGTCCGACCGTGCAGTCGAACATCGACGCGCTTGTTGCGGATGGCTGGACGGTGGTCACCAATCCACTCTACACCCCGGCCAACTTCTTTACCGGCGGCAAGGAAGGCGTCTGGTACAAGTTCAAGGACGCGTCCACGCTGTTCCAAGACAGCGCCGGGACGACCGCCGTGGCCGTCGCAGGCGATCCCATCGGTAAGGTCGTTGACCAGTCCCCGAACGGCCACGACGCCCTGCAGGCGACCGCCACCAAGCGCCCGAAGTGGTCGTCGCGATTTGGCCTCATGGGCGACTTCGTGGATGACGACATCACGATCGCGGCGGACATGCCGCGCACGCGCGCCTACGTCAACACGCCGAACGGTTGGTATGCGACATGGTACGGCGGCAAGTTCAAAATGCCACTGAATGACGAGACTGAAATGATCGTGGCGGACGGCCTCACGGCGCGCGCGGTCACGGACTTGGGCTGCTACTTCAAGACCCCGCGACGGTATGCGGTGTTCATGAAGAACAGCACATCGTTTACAGGCCTTAATTGCTCAGGCGCCGGCATGGTGACGCTGGCCTTCG